TTAAGCAAAATACCAATACAAGTATCAGTAAACTTATTTTACTTATGTTAGCTAATTATGCAGATGCAGAGCATAGTTGCTTTCCAAGTATTGAGCATATTGCTAAGTTATGTCATTGCTCTGTTAGAAGTGTAAAAACACATCTAAAAGAGTTAGAGAAAAAAGGCTTTATAAAGATAGGTAAAATCAAAGGCAGGGTTAATAATTGTAATCAGTATATTATCGGTAGTGCAAATACTGCACTAGTGCAAAATACGACAATCGGTAGTGCAGGAGATGCACACAATACTAATATATATAAAAAACCAAATATATTAGAAAAGAAACGTAAGAATAGAAATTTTCTTGCAGGTTAGCATAGGAGAAATGATATGACTAAAGTAGATGGAATACATCGAGCTAAAGACTTAACTGAAAATATATGGGCTTTATACAGAGGTGAAAGTCAAAAAAGATATTATTGTGGATTTAGGTCTATTGATAATTATTTTAAAATTATAAAACCTTCTTTCAATCTTTTTACAGGTACACCTAATAGTGGTAAGTCAAGTCTAACATTAGAGATAGCAATGAGAACTTCTAGAGAACATGGATTCAAATATATGATATTCTCACCTGAACATTCATCAGCAGTCAATTTAAAAAGACTTGTCGAGAAATATTGCAAGAAACCATTCGACCATATGTTCTCTAATCGTGCTAGTGAGACTGAAGTTATGGAAGCAATTGACCACATTCATGAGCATTTTCTTTTCGTAGACAAACGTGAAGATTCACCTGATATCGATTGGATATTAGAACGTGCTAGAGCATGTCATCAAGAATTTAACATTGATGGATTATTACTAGACCCATATAATGAAATCAATCCTAACAGAGCATCACTTAGAGAAGATGAACACATATCACTTTTGATATCGAAGATAAAAAGATTTAATCGTGAGACAGATACATGTACTTTCTTAGTGGCACATCCAACTAAACAGATTAGAAATGCTGATGGTATCTTTACTGTCAATAGCCTCTATGATGTCTCAGGGTCAGCTCATTGGAATAATAAAGCAGATGTAGGAATCATTGTAACTAGAGATTATGAGAACCACACAACCAACATTAGAATTGCAAAGATAAGAGAGATAGATGTGCAAGGTAATGTAGGTGAATGCACAATTAGATGGAATAACAACACTAAGTGTTTTGAAGATATCAATGATTTATGATTACGAGAATCATGTAAGAAAATATTCTGATTCATTTGAAAGAATAATATTACCTGATAGTAAAGTTACACAAGTTAAAGAATTTGTAAGAGAAGTTCTAAAGAAAAAGAATACTGAGCAACACCATAAGATTGATAATAACTTTGAATATGCTAGATGGCTCAATGGATTTCTAGGTGAATGTGCAGTCGAGCAATATCTAGGTGAACCTTTTGTAGATTTTACTATAGGTGATTCAGTTGATTATCATGTATCTGATTTATCTAAACTAGGATATCAATGTGGTGTTAAGACATCAGCTAAGTACAGATACCCTGTGATATTCAAGCAATCCTATAAACCTGAGATTATTGTGGTCAAGCAGACCGAGAAACTGCTTTGGATATGTGGTCTTGCAACTCCCAACATACTTAATACCTTTCAGTCTTTAGAATTAATTACCGACCATTTAATTCTAAAAAGAGGTAAGAAAACAGCATTTTATGGGTTTCATCAGTTAATTAACCCAAAAAAGATAAAAAAGTACTTGCACCACTATACTAAAAGTATATAATACTTATATAGGGTAATTAAACCCTAGTAAATAAAGGAGAAACAATATGACAAAAGAAACAAACAAAAAAGACAAGATGATAAGAGTTTATGCAGATAAGAAGGATTCTATCAGTAGCAAAAGACAAGAATATACTAATTTCGAGATACAAGTTTTTGAGAAAAAGACAAGCAAATCGATAGATTATTGTCAAACTGACAGAGAAGATTTGGTTGCAGGTATCTTGTTCTATATGCAATATACATACAATGTACACCAAGAAAACACATCTTGGGAAACATCACAAAATGCATCAACTCTAAATCGTATCAAAAAAAGCTATTACAATAACTAAAATAGGAGAAACATAACATGAAAGAGAGCAGTCAGAAATGATTGCTCTTTTTTTATTTTTACTGTATAAAAACTGTATATGCCTAAGCTAGTAGACAAGAATCAAGAGACAGCAGATACAATCGAGAGACTATCAGGTCTTGGATTAACACATGAACAGATAGGTTATGTAGTAAATTTAAGCAAACCAACTATGTATAAATACTACATGGAAGAACTCAAATCAGGTAAAGCAAAGGCTATAGCAACCATTGCTAGTAATCTATTTCAGACTGCATGTGGTATAGGCAGAGATGCTTTAGTTGCACAAATGTTCTTCTTAAAGACACAAGCAGGTTGGAAAGAAACCAATGTTGTAGAGGTAGAGAACCTAACAGAGCAAGATGATAAATTTAGAAAACTCATATCAGACATTCGAGACACTAGACTATCAGAGAAAGAAAGCATCGATAGTATTAACTGATTGGTTTAAAAAAGCACGAGACAATCAGATTGTCAAAGAATCTGACCAATACAACATACATCTCTTTCTAGCAGGTAGAGGATGGGGTAAGACATTAACAGGTGCTTATGACATCATCCAATACTGTCTAATCAATCGTGGTGTTATCTGTGGTGTGATTGCACCTACCTATGGTGATTTAAAAAGAGTCGTATTCTCAGGTGATTCAGGATTCATGAACATCATAGACCGAGACTTACTTGGTGGCACAGGATATAACAAATCAGATAGTGAGATAACATTCTACAATGGTAGTAAGATAATTGGATTCCCTGCTATTGAGCCTGACAGACTTCGTGGTGTACAGTTTCACAGAGCATGGTGTGATGAGTTAGCATCATGGAGATATAGAGAATCATTTGACAACTTAATGATGGCTTTACGTTTAGGACAGAATCCTAAATGCATTATCACAACAACACCAAGACCGACTAAGCTTATCAAAGAACTTGCACAACGAGATGATACACAAGTAATCAGAGGAAACACGTTTGATAACATGAAGAATCTAGCACCATCAGCTATTGCAATGCTCAAGGAACGATATGAAGGTACAAGGATAGGAAGACAAGAACTTTATGCAGAGATACTCGAAGATGTAGAAGGTGCATTGTTCAATGCAGGATTAATCGATGATGCAAGAGTAAGAGATGTTCCTGAGTTAGAAAGAATCGTTGTAGCTATTGACCCTGCTGTAACATCAACAGAAAAATCAGATGAAACAGGAATCATAGTTGCAGGTAGAAGTTCTGATAATCATTTCTATATCTTGCAAGATGCATCACAAACCACATCACCTGATGTATGGGTTAAGAAAGCAATAGAATTATACAATCGTTATGAATGTGATAGAATCGTAGCAGAGGTAAACAATGGTGGAGATTTGATTGAACGACTTTTACGAACACAAGACAGCACAGTTCCCTACACAAGTGTTCGTGCAACAAGAGGAAAACAAGTCAGAGCAGAACCTATTTCAGCATTGTATGAGCAGAACAGAGTGCATCATGTTGGCTATTTCAAGGATTTAGAGGAACAAATGTGTCAATTCACAGGAAATAATGTAAAATCTCATGATGATAGAGTAGATGCTTTAGTTTGGGCTATAACTTCATTGCAAAGTTCAGGTAAGGCAGTTTTTAGGATTAGTTAAACATGGGATTATTTGATAGATTTTTTAAAGAAGAAAAACCAATACAAAAAAAAGAAGCACCTAAAGTTATGTTCAACAAGCTTAGTGCTTATTCATCAAAGACAAATAGAAGATACAAAGACTATGCCAAAGATGGCTACCAAGAAAATGCTATCGTACACAGATGCATACAATTAATCTCAAACTCAGCATCAGCAGTTAAGATTGATGTATTTAGTGATGACACTAAACTAGACAACCACGAATTAATTTCACTACTAGAACGACCAAATCCATTACAATCAGGTGTAGAGTATTTTGCATCTCTTTATTCCTACTTACTTATCTCAGGTAACTCATACCTTCTCCGAGATACAGAATCCTTTACACCACCAAGAGAATTATATTTATTAAGACCTGATAGGATAGAAATTAAAGCAGGTACATCAGTTATACCTGAATCATTTAACTATGTTATCGATGGCAGAACTGTTGAAGTTTATCCTGTTGACCAAAAGACAGGTAATGGACAAGTTAAACAGATTAAGCTTTGGTCTCCTTTAGATGATTTTTATGGACTATCACCAATTATGGCTAGTGCATACAATATTGACCAACATAACCTTGCAGGGATGCACAATGTGGCACTTCTTAAAAATGGGTGTACTCCAAGTGGTATGCTTAAATTTGAACCCACAGATGAGACAGGGATGTCTACCCAATTAACAGATGAACAACGAGCTAGATTGCTAGAAGATTTAGAGTTTAGGTTTCAAGGAACTCACAACTCAGGAAGACCGATGTTACTAGAAGGAAACTTCTCATATCAGCAATTAGGCTTAAATCCAAAGGATATGGATTTCTTAGAGTTGCTTAATCTATCAGCAAGAGAGATTGCTTTATGTTTCGGTGTACCTGCACAGTTGATTGGTATACCTGATAGTCAAACCTATTCCAACATGGAGACTGCTAAACTTGCACTTTATGAGGAAACAGTCATACCTTTGCTTAAACGTGTAGAATCAGACTTGAATGAATATCTTTCACCACTTTACGAAGGTGATTTAAGAATACAATATGATTTAGATTCTATTCCTGCAATGGCAGAGAAAAGAAAACAAATTTATGAGAATGTAGTACAAGGTGTTAATGCAGGAATTATAACTCGTAACGAAGCAAGGGAAAGATTAGGACTTGAAGAAGTATCAGGTGGTGATGAGTTATACATTCCATCTAACTTGTTCCCAATAGGTGAAACAGAAACATCACCTGAAGATAGTGCTAAACCTGTAGATGTTGATGAAGCAGAAAAAACTTATGATGAAATCTATGGCACTAAAGCAGAGGTATCTAAAGATGTATTTACTACAGAAGAAGAAGCTTTAGATAGAGCAGAAGAAATAGGATGTGTTGGTACACATTCACATGAGAGAGATGGTGAAACAATTTACATGCCATGCAGAACACATGCTGAGTACGACAGACTGATTGGTGAGAAAGCATTATCTGATTTAGATTTAACTCCAACTGATTCAATGGCAGAAGAAGCAAAACGTGGATTGGAATGGAGAAAAGAATTTAACAGAGGTGGCACATCAGTAGGTGTTGCAAGAGCCAACCAATTAGTAAGCAAAGAAAGATTATCACCTAACACAGTTCTTAGAATGTATTCATTCTTTTCAAGACATGAAGTAGATAAACAAGGACAAGGATTCGATAGAGGTGAAGATGGCTATCCTTCAGCAGGTCGTATTGCTTGGGCATTGTGGGGTGGTGATGCAGGATTTAGTTGGGCTAAGACTAAACGTAATCAAATCATGAGAGAACAAGAAAAGTCTTTCGATGATATGGAAACTAAAGTAGAAGGTGTATCAGGCTCAACTCTCAAAGGTTTACAGAATAAAGTAAAAGACCATAATGACAAACATGGAGATAAAAAAGGTAAGAGAGTTACTGTAGGAATGTTAGCTCGTGTTTACAAACGTGGTGTCGGTGCATATCGTACTAATCCACAATCTGTAAGACCAAGTGTAAGGTCAGAAGAACAATGGGCTATGGCTAGAGTAAATGCTTTCTTATCGGCAGTTAGAACAGGGAAGTTTTCAGGTGGTAAATTTGATTTAGACTTATTACCTAAAGACCATCCTTTATCTAGCAAAGATTAAGGAGAAATATATGCCAAGCACAAACAGGTCTAGTATCTCACTAGCCACAGCTCATGACATAGTCAGAGCATGGAATCTACCCAACATGAAAAGACAGAAAGATGTTTTTGAATATCTTGGGTTATCAACCGATTCAGGAACAATGTCTTTTTACAGACAACAAGCAGAGGAAATGACAGGTATTCAGTTACTACCACATAACAACAATGCTAACGTAGTAGTCAGAACAGAACGTGCTAACCTGCCACCACTAACCAATCGTGTAGAAATAACCGACCATCCATATTGTATGCTCGTATTCTCAGATGCACATTTTGAAGGACACGAAACAGTATCGTTTAAGATTATGTGTGAAGTGTTGAAAGATTTAGTCAAAACAAGACAGCTCAAATTAGTTGTAGCCAATGGTGATATTATGGATTTATCTGTATTATCTTCTTTTGCTAAATTCCATACAGAGATAAGACCTAAAGAACGTACAGTACAAAAAGAGATTTATGATTCACAAGCACAACTTAATAAATTACAGAAGATTATTGATAAGGCTAAATATCCTATCAAGCAAATAGCAACCTTTGGTAACCATGAAACAAGACTATCCAAAGTTGCAATGTCTTGG